AGTTTCTGCGAATACACACAACAGACAACAACGACGCTGATTGATGTATTTGGGAGTATAGCTTAACGGTTAGAGCGGGCTCCTTATAAGGGCTTAGTCTGGGTTCAATTCCCAGTATTCCCATCTGCTTCCTTAGCAATCTGGTGAATGCAGCAAACTCATAATTTGCCTAAGGAGAGTTCGATCCTCTCAGGAAGCACTGGACAATTAATACCCTCGATGGTATAATTGTCACATCGGGTGATTGGCGCAGTGGTAGCGCAGTTGCTTTACACGCAATTGGTCACTGGTTCGAATCCAGTATCACCCACCTTGCGAGTATGGCGGAATCGGTAGACGCACCAGACTTAAAATCTGTTGACCATTAAGGTCGTGGGAGTTCAAGTCTCCCTACTCGCACTAAATAATTTTAAAGAGTGTTATGTCATTTGCAGTAAGCACTAAGCACTGTTGGTATGATGATGCAAATATGATTGTAAAGATGTATTTTCTAAATGACATTCCGTTTACTTTCGATGACTTACCAGACGGACATCTTTATGATAGAGACTTGGTAGAAGAAGCAAATGGAAATGCACAATATGAAATGGAAGATATTTACAAAGGATCTCAATACCTAATATTAGAGCAAGCACATCCTTGTTTTGACCCAATAGAAATATTAAATCCAGAGAATTTGCCAGAAGATATTCAGACTTTCTATAATGGAGAGGAAGATTTGCTCGGATAAATAAATCATAGCAAATAGTATAGAAGCAGTAATACCATGCCTCTGAATAAACTAGATAATTTTATCAAGAACACTGAAGGTCGCATCTTATATGTAAGTCCCTCAGATTTAGACTCTTCTGATAGTATTGATAATACCGGCAACTCTCTTGCAAGACCCTTTAAAACAATTCAGAGAGCAATTTTAGAGTCGGCAAGATTTTCTTATGTAAAGGGAAATAGTAATGATCTAATCGAGAAAACTACTATTCTTTTGATGCCTGGTGAACATATTGTTGATAACAGACCAGGATTTTACATTAAAGATGTAAGTGGATCTGCAGTAGTTGTTTCTCGTAGTGGAGCAAGTAGTGCCGCAACAACAACACTTGATTTAAATTTAAATACTAATTTCGATTTAACTCAAGAAGATAATATTCTTTATAAGTTCAATAGTGTTAATGGTGGGGTTATTGTACCTAGAGGTACTTCGATTGTTGGTCTTGACTTAAGAAAGACTAAAATTAGACCAAAGTACGTACCTAATCCTACTGATCCAGATTGCGAATACTCTGCAATCTTTAGAATTACTGGTACTTGCTATTTCTGGCAATTCTCATTCTTTGATGGAAACGAGAACGGAACTGTTTATACCGATCCAAACGACTTCTCTACTAATAATAAGTCAAAACCAATCTTCTCTCACCACAAATTAACTGCATTTGAGTATGCAGATGGTGTCAATAAAGTTACAGGTTATGATCTCACTGATCTTGACATGTATTATGCAAAACTTGGAAATGCATATAATACTGGTTCAGGCAGCCCAGATAGAAATATTGATAGTAAGTATCCAGCAGATCCTGATGGATTTGCAAAGCAAAGACCAGAATGGGAAATCGTTGGTGCATTTGCATCAGATCCAATCTCAATTTCTTCTATTGAAGCAGGTTCTGGTGGAACACCAAACAATCAAGTTACAGTAACAACTGCAACTGACCATGAACTTACTGAAGGAACACCGATTAAAATTACGGGAGTTGATCCTGCGGATTATAATATTTCAACAAAAGTTCAAAGTGTTGATCCAAATAATCCAAGAATATTTACTTATCTTCTCCCAACATTTAGAAAAAATCTTCCAACACCAGGAAATGCATCTGGTGCAGAAGTAACAATTGAAACTGATACAGTATCTGGTGCATCACCATATATCTTTAATATTTCAATGCGTTCCGTTTATGGTATGCAGGGTATGCACGCCGACGGAAGTAAAGCATCTGGTTTCCGTTCAATGGTTGTGGCACAGTTCACTGGTGTTTCACTTCAAAAAGATGATCGTGCTTTTGTAAAATATGATAAAACTTCTAGAGGGTATTCAGGAATTCCTGTATCTAAAGTAACTGGTGCAGACTTATCAAATGGTTCATCATCAACAAATCCTGCCGAAATCTATCACTTAGATTCTGATGCAGTTTATCGTCAAGGATGGGATCAAACTCACATTAGAATTACCAATGATGCAATCTTACAGATTGTTTCGGTCTTTGCTATTGGATATAATAGACACTTCTCTTGCGAAAGTGGTGGTGATGCATCTATCACAAACTCCAACTCAAACTTTGGTCAATTATCTCTTGTTGCCGATGGATTTAGAAAAGCAGCATTTGCAAAAGACAATAAAGCTTTCATCACAAACGTTATTCCACCAAGATCTTCTAATGAAGCACTAGAACCAATTGATTGGTTGAGCATTGATGTTGGTGTTACAACTAGTGTCGGAGTTTCTACTCACTTATATCTTCGTGGATTTGAATCACAAGATAGTATTCCGCCAGTTCTGACTCAAGGATATCGTATAGGTGCAAAAGAAAATGATAAGTTATTTGTAAATGTTGGTTCGGGCACCAGCGAAGCAAACATTTATATGCAAGATGGTTCAACATCATCTGTAAAGCAATTTGATGTTACTGCCGTTGCAGATAGTAAACTGACAATTGGATTAAATCACGGACTGCAAACGGGTGAAAAAATCATCCTTATGAGTGATAATGCAGATTATCCCGAGAATATTGAACCACATATTGTCTATTTTGTAATTTCTCTTTCTGATGCTACTGATGTCGCAGACAGACCAAAAATTCAGTTAGCAAGAACTAAAACAGACGCTGATAATAGAAATTCTATTGTTTTCTATGGAGGAACAGAACTTAGAGTCTTAAGTAGAGTTAGTGATAAATCTGCGGGTGAAGCAGGACATCCAGTTCAGTTTGATCCTTCCGAAAATCGTTGGTATGTTACAGTCAATACTACAAATGGAATTTATTCGACTCTGAATGATCTTGGTGTTGCTGGTATAGGTTCCGCAACTAATCTTTCTTTTGTTAGGAGAGCACCAGACAACAGAAGTTTGGATGAAAAGATCTATAAACTCAGAGTTGTCATCCCTAAAGAACTTGCAAATGCAAAAACTCCAGAATCTGGTTTTGTTATGCAAGAATCAAGCACAACTGGATTTACATCAACCGCAGAGTCAACCTTTACAAATATTGGACTGAATAATTTTGATTTTAACAGAAATAATAGATTTATTTCTACCTGTAATCACACTGCGGGAGTATCCTCAATAACAACAGAACTTCCACACAATCTCGATGTTGGTGATCAAGTCATTATCAGCAATGTAGTAGACACCAACAATACAGTTGGTTCTGCAACTAGTGGTTACAATGGAACTTTCACTGTTACGGCAGTAACTGCCGATAACATGGCATTTAATTATGATAATCCTGATGGCAATCCAGGAGAATTTGATACTGATACCAGTGTAAGAGGAACAAGTCTCCCAAGATTTGAAAGAAATGACTTACAAAGTAATTTCTATGTTTATCGTAATGAAATAGTCAATGAATATATTCAAGATCAACAGGATGGTGTATATCATATCTATGCACTTAAAGCTGATAATGCAATTGGTTCAGAATTTACTAATCTTGAGTATGGACAAAATGTCGTAGATCTCTATCCACAAACTGACAGAGATAATGTAAATGATAATCCAGGATCAACACAATCAAGAGCACTTTCTTCTCCTATTGGAGAAGTTCTTACTAGTGATTTAAAAGGAAGTATCACTAGAGAATCTGCAGATTCTTTCATAACCAAACTTGGTGGTGGTCTCACAGTAGATTCCACCCTTCCTTTGAGTAGTGGAATTTCCACAATTACATTCGATAGAAATCATAGGTTTGCCGGTATATCCACGGCAACTCTTACGAGTGCAGGCACAGGAACAAGAACTAATGGAACATATTATAATGTAAAACTTTATAATAACAATTCGTATTCATCATGGAATGGTGCTACTGCAACAGTTGTTGTATCCAGTAATGCCATTAGTGGTTTCCAAATTCAATCACCTGGATCTGGATATTCGAATGGAGATACTCTCTTCTTTGATAATGCCGCAATAGGTGGAAATCAAGATGGTCAAGTTACCGTATCAAATTCAGGTATTTCTACCAATATTGGTGATGTAGTACAGGTCACTGGTATTGCAACAATTTCTGATGCATACTACAGAATTGCCAATGTTCCAGCAGTAAATAGAATTGGAATTTCACAGACTGCTGGTGATCCACCAATCAAACAAGGGCACATAGTCATTAACACCGGTCCTTCTATTTCTATTGATTCTTCTACATTCCTCAGTGGAATTACGACCTTTACATGTTCGTCGGCACATGGATTAGTTGCTGGTAATAAGTTTAGGGTCATTGATACGAATAATGTCAACTTGGGTGATTATCTTGTCAAATCAAAGGTAAGTGTCAATTCATTTGAGGCAGAAACTACAACACAATTAGCAAGTCCAGCATTTATATTAAAACATTACTTCTCATCCAATGCTGGTGTTTCTGATGCGAGTAATGAAAACTTAGCGGGTAGACAGTCAACATTCTTTGCTGGCGATAGTCTTACGATTAGTAATAGTGGAAATACTATTGGATTGACTACAACATTGATTCCTGTTATTCATCCAAAATCTGGTTCAGCAACTGGTGTAGGTATTACAGAAAGATTCCCACTTGGAACCTATGTCCAGGTTGATGATGAAATTATGAGAATTTCTTCATCCGAACTAACAGGAACCAATAAGATTACTGTTCTTCGTGGTGTTCTTTCTTCTAATGTTGGAGTACACTCAGATACTTCATTAGTTAAGAAGATTAATCCAGTTCCTGTTGAGTTCCGTAGACCATCAATAATTCGTGCTTCTGGTCATACCTTCGAATATCTTGGTTATGGTCCTGGTAACTATTCCACAGGTCTTCCACAGGTTCAAACAAGAACTCTGACTGAAAGAGAAGAATTCTTGTCACAGTCTCAAGAAAGATCTGCCGGTATTGTTGTTTACACCGGTATGAATAACAGAGGTGACTTCTATATTGGTAATACCAAGAAGTCTTCTTCTACTGGTGAAGAAACTTCATTCGATACTCCAATCCCAACAGTTACTGGTGAAGATCCAGCACGTTTGAGTGCAATCTTCGACGAGATTACTGTTAAGGAAAGAATTATTGTTGAGGGTGGTGATTCCAATCAAATCTTATCACAGTTTGATGGCCCTGTCACATTTAACAATGAAGTTAGAATCAAGAACAAACTCTCACTTTCTAGTGAATTAACTGTAAAATCCGCAACACAATCAACAAGTTCTTCTACTGGTGCAGTAACTGTTGATGGTGGTGTTGGTATTGGCAAGAATCTTTATGTTGGTGGAGAGACTAACATTACAGGAGATCTGACTGTAGATGGTAGTGTTAATTTCCAAGCAGTAACAGGAACTGACGGAACATTTGGCAATATCCGGATTGCAATTACTGATGATAATACTATTGATACATCAACCGGCGATTTAAAGATAAGTGCTGTTGCTGGTTCTAAGGTTGCAATTCAAACAAATACCACAATTACCGGTATTCTGAGTGTAACTGATGATATTACTGCATTCTTCTCATCTGATGAAAGACTGAAGGACAATATTGTACCTATTGATGATCCTCTTGCAAAGGTCATTTCGATCAGTGGTAATACATTCGATTGGAACGAGAATACTAATAATGAAGGAAGTGATACTGGTGTCATTGCACAAGAAATTGAGGCACTTGGACTCCCAGGATTAGTTACAACGAGAGATAATGGATACAAAGCAGTCCGTTATGAAAAACTTGTTCCTCTCCTTGTAGAGGCAATTAAGGAACTCTCTGGCAAGGTTGACGCACTTGAGCAAAAATTATCCGATAAATAACTCTAAAGCTTATAATAATGGCAAATATTAGAAAGTCATTTAATTTTAGGAATGGTGTACAAGTTGATAATGATAACTTCGTTGTAAATGCGAACGGACTTGTGGGAATTGGAACATCAGTTCCCACTGAAGCAATTGATGCAATAGGAAATGCAAAGATTAGTGGTTTAACCACCACTGGAACTCTGGGTGTTGCACAGACTGCAACATTCTTTGATGATGTAAAGGTAGGAAGTGTTAATATAGATCCCACAAGTGGTGTTATCACGGCAACAAAGTTTGTTGGTGATGCATCGTTAATGAGTGGTATTGTTGCAATATCAACAGTTGGTTGGGTTTCACAGGGAGTTGGACTTCATACAATATCAAAGTCGGTTGGTATAGGAACCACCGATCCATTGTATGCCTTACAAATAGGACAAGATCCTGCATCTGGCACTGGTATTGGAATGACGGCAGGAAACATTCTTGCTAGTGGTATAGTTACTGCCACAACGTTTGATGGCAATCTAACTGGTAATGTTACCGGAAATATTACTGGCGATCTTACTGGTGTTGCATCAACGGCAACTAAATTACAAAATGCTAGAGATTTTGCAATCACAGGTGATTTAGTAGCAAGTGCAGTATCATTTGATGGTACTAGCAATGTTTCATTAGTATCCACACTTTCTTCTAGTTTCAGTGCAGATACGACTGGTATTATAACTGCGAGTAAGTTTGTTGGTCCTACAGAATCAACAACATCAACAATTACTACAGGAACAATCACACAGGCAAACATCACAAATGCTGATGTTGGTATCGGAACCTTTGATGATTTAAGAATTGATAAAACTGCTGGTGCAAGTCTTGTTGTTACGAGTACAACAAACTCACAAGTAAGTATTGGACAGTCTACGAGTGGAGGTAATCAAAGTGCTCAGTTCCTCTATACACCTGCTACAGGACGTTTAGACATCAATAACTATGATGTGGGTGGTGTAAGTGTCAATCTCCACGAGGGCACGGGTACAGGCACTACAGAGAGTTTTAACGTTAAGTATGATAATGCTAAACAGTTTGAAGTTACTTATGATGGAAAGGTTGGTAT